CGAATGGATGAGCCGCATTGCGCCCATCGCCGCATTCACCTTGCCTATTCCACATTTCTGCAATATGACAGGCACACCGTTAATCTCACCTTCCGCTCGTCTATATCCATCGCTTTCGCTCTCGGACTGATTAAGGAGCATCGGCTTCAGTAAGTTGAACTCCTTATCCATTGCGACTATTATTCCTATTCTCTCCATAGCCGCTTACTCTCCAAAGAAAGACTTGCGTATCAAGTCCACGCAGTCAAGGGCTTCCCATGTGAACAATCCAACGCCTCTCATCTTTCCCTCTATGGTCTTGTTTGCAGAAGTGCAGTTCCGTCCGAAATGGCCGTATGCGGCTGTCTCAAGGTAAATAGGATTACGCAAGTCCAGCTTCTTCTCAATGGCTTTTGGCCGCAAATCAAAGAGCTGTGGAATGCGTTCTGCTATCTCCGCATCGGACAGAACCTTTGCCGTTCCGTCAGTTTGAACGTTCACGCTTACAGGCTCTGACATACCGATAGCATAGCTTATCTGTACGAGCATTTCGTCTGCCACGCCTGCGGCTACCATATTCTTGGCGATATAACGAGCCATGTACGCTGCCGAGCGGTCAACTTTCGATGGGTCTTTGCCGCTGAACGCCCCACCTCCATGTGCGCCTTTGCCGCCATAGGTGTCAACTATAATCTTACGCCCTGTAAGACCCGTGTCGCCGTGAGGCCCGCCTATGACGAACTTTCCCGTGGGATTAACATAATATTTGATGCTGTCATTGAACAAAGCCTGCACCTCATAAGAACGTATCATGCTCTTCACCTGTGGCACGAGGATGTTTATGACATCGCTCTTTATCTGCTCCTGCATCGCCGCATCACCGCCGAACTCGTCATGTTGCGTCGATATGACAATCGTGTCTATCCGGCATGGCTTGCCGAATTCATCGTACTCAACTGTCACTTGGCTCTTGGAATCAGGACGCAGGTATCGCATGACTTTCCCCTCCTTGCGTATCTTTGCAAGTTCGTGTACGAACAAGTTGGCGAGATAGATGGGCAGAGGCATATAACTGTCCGTCTCGTTGGTGGCATAGCCGAACATCATGCCTTGGTCGCCAGCACCCTGCTCCTCGCCCTTGTCAACACCCCTGCGGATGTCTGCGCTCTGCTCATGCATGAGGTTGATTATGCCGCAGCTCTCGCCGTCAAACTTGTATTCAGGCTTATTGTAGCCAATCCTGCCGATTGTTTCTCTGACCACCGAGCAGACATCAACGGCGGCAGACGATTTCACCTCGCCGGCCACAATGACTTGCCCTGTCGTAACCAATGTCTCACAAGCCACTTTTGAGTTCGGGTCTTTGGCGAGATAGGCATCAAGGATGGCATCGCTTATTTGATCTGCCACCTTGTCGGGGTGTCCTTCCGAGACAGCCTCCGATGTAAAAAAACTGTGATTTCGCATATGTTAAGTTATTTGTTGTCTTTGTCTTCCTCCTTGCCTTCCTCTTTTTTCAAATCGCTCAGGTCAATATCCCAATGCCGCTCCGTCTTGTCTATGAGCAGGCAGCGCAGCACTTTCCACAGACGGCTGTCCTCCTCATTCTCTCTGCAAGAAGCCTCGTTCTCGAAGATGCTCAACACCTGCTCGAAAGCTATCGCCCCTGCGACCACATAGCTAAGGGGTATGCTGACATGGATGAATATCCAATGCTCCACGATGTATGACAGGACGATAAGCCACAGCCTTTTGGGGATTGTGACCTTTATGACCTTGCTGAAAGCGAAGCTCGTGAACTTGGCTTTGCGCCTCTTCACTTTGTCGGGATAACGCTTGTGAACCCTTTTGTCAAGTTGGAAAGCGCTCCATGCGTCGCTTACGATAAGGATTACGACTACCACCATCAAGGGGAATGTCGGCTTAAACTCTGCGACAAACCATCCAAATATTCCTCCTAAAGAGGCCCATACGACTTTCCAGTTCAACAAGTTCTCCATTGGCTTTTTCCACAAAGGTACAGAGTTTTTCCAGCACAGCCTTTTTACTCTCGGCGTAACTAAATGAACTGGGAAGTGCATAGCTTTCTTCTCACTTGATTTCTTTCGTTCCAGTGTGTCCGAAACCGCCGCCTCTGTCATAGCCCGTAAGCTCGTCAACAAGTGCGAATTCCTTTGGATGAAGGACGCGATAGAACGTCAGCTGGGCTATACGAGTGCCTTTCTTGATGACAAACGCCACATCATTGTTCTTGATGATTACGTTCACCATGCCCTTGTATACTGGGTCTATCTTTCCGTTGATGACATCCGCGTCAAAACGCAGCAGCCCACTCTCTGAAGTCGCCCATGGCAACCAGCCCCCACTTCAGAACCCATTTTGTCCGAGTGCCGAAGCCTTCAATCCCCTTAGCGGAAAAACCACTCCGAGGCTCTATTTTGCCTTCTACATTATGCGGCAACTCTATGGCGAAATTCAAAGGAACCAGAGTGCGGCTCTTTGCGGGTATCTTGGTGTCTTCAGGCACATACAAGTCATAACCGATGCTTCCTTTCTTGGCTCTTACAGGAGCTTTAAACTTGCCCAACGCCTTTACGCTGATGAGCGGATTCCAATCAAATGATGAATGTTTCATATTTTTCCTTTGTTACAATATTATCGTCTCGCTTTCTCTACGGCGGCTATATGCGAAAAAACATCGCTCCGTCCAGTCTTATGCGTTTTTTTATTTCGCGCCATTGTATGCGGTAATAGTCCTCACCCTTCTTGTTGCGCTTCAGGCACTCTCATAGCCACGGCTCTGCGCTCAGCCAAAGAGATGGTGGCTTCAAGGACTTTCCTCACACCAGAAGATAGCATTGAACTCCTATTCTGCAGCTTTGGCATTTCCCTCACGATGAAGTCTTTCGTAAAATTGCCGCCGTCAACCAATGCCAGCAATGGTGATGACTTCAGACGCATGCCTTTTTCGCTGGACTCTGCTCTTTCCTTGCGTACTTTATCCTTTATCTCCGAGATTGTCAAGGACAGAGCCTTCTCAAACTCACTGCCAGTCAATTTAATCTTGCTTTCACTCATGACAAGCTCCTTCCTTTTGTGATGCCCGACTTTTCGCTATGGACTTCATTGCTTTCAGCATCTCGTTCTGTGTGTCAGCAATAGCTGCCACGATTATCTGCGGGATGTAGTTCGGCGTAGTGTTGAGAAACTTCTTGAAGTCTTTCATGGAGCCTCCCTCTGCTTTTACTTTCTCTTCTGCTGCGGCAAATATGCGCACCAATGTCTCTGTACTTTCTTTTTCCGTCATATTCTATATTTTTTATTTGACTTTTAGTATCTTGTACCACTCTACATCAGGTTCTTCCAATCCATAGAAAGCCTTTAACTCCGTTCGGGTTCTATTTCCATGATAGATGCTTTCTATTGGCTTGTCAAGAGATTTCTCTTTGACTATGACCTTCCATGTTGCTTGTGCCATCTGCTTCAAGGTTTTTTGTGATTTGTATTCGTCCCACACGGCTGCCAATACTTTTGCCGACACAACCGTAAACGTCAAAGCCATAAGAAACCCGACAACGGACTTCCAGGAAAGCACACTTGCCACAAGCTGGACGGTAGAAATCAAAACAATCAACCCTATCAGCGCTACTTGCTCCATGCCTTCGGACGCTTCGCAAAAGACACACCACTTGTGCCATAACTTGTGGATATACCGTTTCCCCATTGCCATTCCCTCCTTATGATAGTTTGAAATAATGAACTGTCGTTCCGTTGCCGTCTCTCATGTCAGATATGAAATCTGCCTTTCTTGTTAAATCGTCATACATTTCTGCATCTTCGGAGCTGACGAAGAGCAGCGCATACTTGGATTGTGGATCAAAGGTGAAGTCAATGGCTTTATATGCGTGGCTTGCGCCAACAAGACTCTTGGCAAAAGACCTTGCGTCTGTGAAGCCTTTGCCGTCGTGTACTTGGACTTGTGTGTTGTCGAAGCCTTCTTTGAGAATCGCTTCAAGAAATTCTGTCGCTTTCATTATTTTTTTTGAGTTTTTGAATTAGTGTATTATCTTATTTGCTGTTACAAAGATAGTGCTATTTTATCAATTAGACAAGTTTTTAAGAAGAAAAATTTGTCTCATACGCATATTTTTTGTGTTTTTGATAATGCGTATCCCTTGCTTTCACACTTGAGCCACCACAGAAAGGGCAAACTTTTTATTCATAGGTTTTCAAATGCTGCAAAGGTAGTGTTTATGCGGCTTCCGAGAGATTTCAGCACACGAAATGTCCATTACACCATAAAGTCACCATCTTTATTATATAGAGCATGGAGGACGATAAATATTTCTTAAGGATATGAAAAAGCGGAAAGCAAGTTTTTAAAACTCAACTTTCCGCTTCATTATACAATATACCTTACCGTAAGGTTTAGACTCCAATACTTTTGGTGAGCTATACTGAATATGTTGCCTTGTATCATTTCGCCCGTACAAGTTCCGTTCTTGAACAGGAATACTACAAAAAGGTGCTATTTCCCAAAATACTCGAATAGGAACAATGGAAAAGAATTTAAGACGGCAACGCATTCTGACACATTTATGTATTTTTCCACCTGTGCCGCAAATATAAGGTTTTGCGCAATGTCACAAGAATTCTTCGGCTTTGCGCATATGCCGCCAACGATATAATTTGCTTTGTTGACATTCATCCATTTCAAGGTTTCCCAGTTGCTACGGACTTTCATGTACATTTCCTTTGACGGAATTACACCTTGCTTGAGCATTATGAAATCAAGGCTTTTATAATGAGAGAACTCGTTAGCCATCTGTTTAAACTCCAAGCACTCTTTACGATGCACGACATAACGCCAATAGTCATTGTCTGGTAGTTCTTTCACATATCTAATGGACTCCACCATGGGATAGTTGATATACAACCGTCCGTTGCCCGTCTCGTCATTGAACATATTCAGCATAGCTTCTACGCGGGCGTTGGCCTCCCCTATAGTCAGTTGTGTGTTTTGGAAATCATAGTCAAAGAATAAGAAAGTCTGCGAGATGTCAGAACTGCGTACTCCGTGTAGCGTTACATCACCGCGTTCTGCAAGACGTTCTTTAAGCAGCGACACAATATCGCCATCGCAGCCAAGTTCTGACATTAGACCGTACAATTCATATATATTGTTACCAAACGAGCAGACTATGTTGTCATTGCCTTTGGGAAAGAATAGCCGCTCTAATGTCTGATACAATCCGACCTCCCTCCGCTCGCCCTCGAACACGAATAATATCATACAGCGAAAGCCTTTCCTCTGTAAAGTTTCTCTATGTTGTGGGCGTACCGAAGTTCCTTGTCTGTACATGCACACAGCGGTTTCACAATGTTCTTATTCAAGATGAAATAGCAGTCTGGACGCAGCAAGTCATTCGTCATAAGGAAAGTGTTGTGCGAGGATGTGAACACTTGACAATCAAGTGCAAAAAGGCGCTTGCAGACTTCGTATGACAACTCGAAATGATAGAAGGCATCGAACTCGTCAATAAAAACAAATGTCGCCTCCCGCATTTTCTGAAGCCAAAAATAAAGGAGCATCAACGCATGTGTTCCTGTAGAAGCAATCTCATCGAAAGGAATTTTTTGTCCCTTGTATTCGCACAAAAGAACTTTCTCATTTCTCTTGTGGCTGGCAAAAGTAAATTCCTGCCCGCTTACAGTTCTCAAAAAATCAGAGAAATCGTCCACAAGGTTCTTCTTGATGATATACTCATCAAGCAAGTACACGCCTATCTCAAGCCCAATGAATTCCCTTATATCCAAGTTTCTGAACCACAGCATCCCATTCACGAAATCGCGCAACTTTATCAAGTAGTGATTGGAAGCCAAAGGGAAAGAGGTCAAAAGTACATTCACAATGGAAATGTGGTTCGCATTTTCCGAAAGATTGGCCTTGAAAGACGCTTCCATCGGATATGCCGTATTATCTATCTCCAAACTCTTTCCATGATGGTCAAATACGACACTGCCGTCAACGGTCAAAGCCTCATTGACAAGTTTTCCGTCCCTCGCCTTTGCATAGTTGTATTGGACGTTTTGTCTATCAAACATAAACGTATATTCAAATTCCACCAGTCCGTTAGGCTTGCCTGCATAGGTGAAATTCTTATAATAGTCGGCTTTCTTGAATTTCTGCGTCAAATGGTTAACGATGTCAAACAAGGCCATTCCGAGATTGGTCTTACCTGAACCGTTAGGACCATAAATTATACCATTCTTCACAATACCGTTTCTCACGGCGAAAGCGTTGAACTCATAGTTGCTCGGATGAGACAAGTCCCACTCGATACGGTCAGCAAAGCCTCTGTAATTGGTGACAGCGAATTTCGTAAGCATGATAGTCTGTTCTTATGATTATTGTTTCAGCTGCAAAGTTACGACTTTTTATTCGCTCCGTAAAATTTTTACGGCAAATTTTCATATGGAGATATGGCTTTTAGCACAAAGATGAGCCGCACGACCTATCACAGGCAACACGACTCTTGCTATTCACATTATTAGTCTCTAAAAGAAAATCTGTCCTACAATATATTTTCCTACTACGTAATGAGCGACCTTGCCGACCGCTATGGCTGCTAATCCATGCAACAAATCCTCTTTGTTCCATTCACCATTGTAATATTGGCAACGGTCGTTATCCTCATGTAAAGCCAGCAGGATAATGGCGACACCTGCGCCGAATATTGACGCAGCCAAGAAATAGACTACCATGCCCAATATATTATTCATTGTCAGTTTGTTCATCATTCTTAGGTCTATATGTGTCCGCAGGTTCCCCCACGGACACAAGTTATTTTTCAGCAGACAAGCAAAACCAACGCAACGCCTATCGCTCCGCCAACGAGCCACGACAGTGTGCGCTTCCATGCGAAGCCTCCACCCATGACGTAGGCGAAGAGGTTTGCAATCACGCCCACGAAGTAGGCCACCGCCACGCCCATGACTGACGCACTGAGACGTGCGCTGCCAAGATGAACTTCTTGCCATACGGCGAGAAAACCCAATAACAAACCCAGCATAAGGCCGAGCCATACACTTTTTAAAATCTTTTCCATAATCACTTTTTTAGTTGAACAAATTAATTATTTATTGTAATTGAAGTTAAACCGTCCGAACAGCCGAACACTCACATAATAGAGCATCGTAACATGGGCGTAGAGCAAAGTCTTGAAAGGGCTTTCCTCCCTCTGCTGAACTATCCGCAGCATATTGAAGAAAAGCCGCCTGTCGGCTCGCTTCCGCTGCTCCACACCGCCACCCCTGTCGTAATCGTCATCGTGCATACAGCAAGCGGCATAGAAATACTTTGCAAGGGGTGGCTTGAACCATTTGAGCCAGCCCGAAGAGCAGCCGCAACCGTTACTCATCCGCCCCAAGAAGTTTAGGGTAGTCAACGCCATCTTTCTCCGTCCACCCCTCCTGCAACGCCGATTGGATGTAAGCCACCGCCTTTGTGTAGAAGTCAGTGAAAGCGGAGAGAGCCGTGAACGTGTGGTACACGGCGTTGCCGTCAGCGTCCTCGCCCA